TGATGTCTAAAATTTCATTAAAACAACTTCATGCGCCTTGCATATTCTATAATTTGAATAATTATTATAAGGGTATGAAAGAACTTATGTCCCATATGATAGAGATGGTTCATAATAAATTTTTTCCTGTATTTATGCGGTTTTTTAGGGGTTTGAAACACTATGAAACCTTAAACTAGTAACAAATCAGTAACAAGCTAACAATAAAAAAAGCACCTGAGAAGGTGCTCCGCAGCCTTGCTCACTTAGAGTACTTAAGGCGCTAGTGTTTATAAGAAAAACAATGAAGATTTTGGTTTGTTGTAACTTGCAGAAAGGAGACGCATATTTACAACAACCTAATTATATAATCCTTAGTGCCATTTATCAAGTGCCATGTGGCACTCTATTGGCACGCTTATGAACCTCGCATGGACCTCTCAAAATTTTATCTTATTGATCTCTGTCCATAACTTATTCTTGGAAGCGTTGGTATAGATATCAAAAGTGATATCATTCAGTTTGTGCCCAAGAACCTTCTTACGTATATAAATGTCAATGTTGTAAAGCTGACAAAGAGAAGCGAAAGTATCTCTTGTATCATGCATCTTGTGGCTCATGCCTAACTGATCATTGAGGGCATAGAGTACATTCGTGTAAAACCATGCTTTTTTGTAATCGAACAATCTTTTTTCTTTGTTAATCAGTTCATCAATGACATACTGCTTGATTCCGTCATGTATTGGAATGATTCTGTTTCTTCCTGCTTCTGTCTTAGAACCTGTAATGATATAACTGATTTTTCTCTCTACTCCATCATCGTTACAAGGCTCGTCTATATGTATCTGTTTTCTGTCGAGTGAGAGCAGTTCAGAAAGCCTACACCCTGTATAGATATAAATAAGCATCACATGTGCTTCTGGTGTATCTAGTTTCTTGAGTCTCTTTATTTCGTCTATAGTAAAGGCTTTATGCATCGTTGACTTAGGAAGGGTCTTTATTTTTAAATAAGTGGAGTAGTCATCATCTCTGCTGATATATTTATGTATAACTGCATACTCGAAGACTTTGACACAGATAAGCTTCATATCTCTCTGTACGCTTACACCGCTAGACATTTCATCAAATATGTTCTGCATATCTCTTAATGTGATTATATTGACAGGCATATTTGACAGCCTATCAAGGTGATTAAAAGCATTCAGAATATTCTTGTGTCCTTTTTCGGATCTCTTAATAAATGTTTCATTATCTATGATATTAAAGATTTCCTTAAATGTTGGTACTCTCTTCTGAGTCTTTTCCTGTATTCTATCAAACAGATCAGGGGCGAGGTTTCTTGCTTCTTCATTTGTGATTGCATTGGATCTCTTAAGAGAGTAAATAGATAAGGCATTCAATGCTTCTTCACGAGTTGCAAAGGTGCCTATACATATCTGTTTCTTCTTGCCTGTTATTATATCTCTTTCATCACTCATTACACGAGCACAGTAGGGGTTTCTTCTCTTACCCGATAATTTAACCACGGTACCACTATTATTCGGTCTACGTCTAAATTTAGAGTTTCTAGGCATAATATGACACGTCCTTTCAGTTGTAATTTGCCTTAAACGTGCCAATCGTGATATAATTGAGTACGTAAAAGGACTTTATGCGAGTTTTCTTTTATATGAGTGATATTGGCGTATCACTATCAGCATCCTAGTTGGCGCTAGGGTGCTTTTTTGTAAAAAGAAAAGGAACCTCTAACGAGATTCCTTCAATGGCGCTAGGCCGTTGTGTAAATAACAATAGCGTATAGCTCTTGTTCAATTAGATGTTATCACACAAAGCAGCTATTGTCAAACCTCGTTATTATATCTTTGCTATTTCGTTATTATATCTTTGCTATTTATCATTGATGAATAATTCTTTTATTTTATTATCAACTAAATCAAGAATTAGGCTATCAGCAATCAAATTTTTGATTGGATCATAATGATTTACAGGTTTTTTAATTCTTATTTTACTTACTGTTGTAATATTTTGTACCAATGCAAATGATTTTTTATTCTTGTTAATGTATATGTTTGCGACTTTTTTAAATTCATTAACATTATTGATGACTTTTTGAACGTCTTCAACGTTGTATTCATTTTCATCAGATGAATCCAAATTTGCTAATGCTGTATATAATTCTCTGGTAATATTTAATAATTGCGGATAAACCTGTTTCGAAACAAAATTTCCTATATCTAAATAGTAAGGTTTTTCTTTGGAACTTAGTGGTATGACAGTCAAGACACCATTATTAGGGGAGTCTTTCTTTGTTATTACAATTGCAAAATGTTTGCCACGTAATTCACTGCCCATAGAAGGACTGAAGTCAATCAATACAATCTGTCCACGTTTGTATCTTTGATATTTCATTTTCTTTTCTTGCATATAATTTATAATCCTCCTATCAATTTATATTACATCACTTTGGAAAGCGACGGCTCTTCCGATAACCCTAACTTGATTCAACTGCTCACCTGTAAGGATTATATCCTGATACTTTGGATTCTCAGGCTTCAGAATAACTAGATTCTGTTCACGATAATAGAAGAATCTTTTTAGTGTAGCCTCATCATCTATGATTACTACAGCAATCTCTCCGTTCTCTACTATGTCAGTTTTCTTCACAAAGACAATATCACCGTCATGGATCCTTGCATTTATCATACTGTCACCTTGGCACTGTAGACAGAAATCAGCGCCAATATCAGTACCAATCATTATATAACTTTCTCTGTCTTCATCCGCAAAGATAGGCTCACCACATGCTACCTTACCCAACATTGGGAGTTTAATCTTGTCTAGTTTATAGATATTGTTACAGTTGATTGCTTCTTCTTTGGTTTCATTGTTTTCCATTTCTACGTCATACCCTAATAACCATGTTGGGTCAACGTTTAAAGCCTGACTCATTAGATATAGTCGTTCATCTTTTGGTTTTGCATATCCACTCATGTATTGAGAAATGGATGATTTAGGAATATTCGTCTTATTAGACAGTTCTTTTGGAGTCATATTTCTAATTCTTAAAGCAGAGGTTAATCTATCTTTAATATCAGCATTAGGTCTCATATACATCATCTCCTTTCTATTTATATTATATATAGGGTTTGTAAACTAATCAATAAAAAGGTTTAATTAAATTAAACAAAAATATTGACTAAGTAGTTTAAAAATGTTAAACTAGTATCAGAAAGGAGGTAATGAAGTGGATGATTTGGAAAAGAAAATAAAAAAGCTGAGAAAATTGGTAGCACAATTAACTCAGCTCGTTTGGGACATAGGTTCGCTCCTAGCAGTCCTTAAGTTTATAATAGAAAGTCTTAGATGACTTTCTATTTATAAAACTATCATCATTCACTTTAAATAGCAATATGAAAAAAGAAATTTTTAAACTAATTATAAGTATCATTTGGCTTATTGTTGCTGTTTTTGGGGTATTTTTATTATTTATGGGTTAGGAGGTAGAATATGGCTTTTGATTACAGGAAACTGAAAGGTAGAATCATTGAAAAATATGGCAGTCAATCAAATTTTGCTGCTGCATATGGTATTTCCGAAAATACATTATCATTAAAAATGTGTAATAAAGTAAGATTCACTAGCGATGACATAATTGCAATAAGCGATATGCTCGATATTCCCGAAAATGAAATAGGGTCTTATTTTTTTACAAAACAAGTTTAAAAAAATTAAACTTCAGAAAGGAGAAAAAGAAATGAACGAAGTACAATTATTTAATTTTGAAAATCACGAAGTAAGAAGTCTTTTGATTAACAGTGAGCCTTGGTTCATCGGAAAAGATGTGGCTGATGTGCTTGGGTATAAGAATCAAAATGATGCATTAAGTAAGCACGTTGACGGTGAAGATAAAGATACAATCGCGATTCGCGATTCTATCGGTAGAAATCGAAACACTCCAATAATCAACGAAAGTGGTCTATACAGTTTAGTCCTTTCAAGCAAGTTACCAAGCGCCAAGAAATTCAAGAGATGGGTAACAAGTGAAGTTTTACCAGCACTAAGAAAAACAGGGCAGTACCAAGTGAAGGAGTTGAGTGGCTCAGAACTAATGGCTAAGGCATTAATC